CGGGCCCGACAGGCCCTACGGGTGCGACTGGTGCGTCCGGCGTGTCCGGTCCTACGGGTCCGAGCGGCTCGACCGGCGCTACCGGCCCAACGGGCCCGACGGGTTCGCAGGGGTCTCAGGGGCCGGCCGGCACGGCGGGACCTACAGGCCCTACTGGTTCTGCGGGATCGTCAGGTGCTAGCGGCCCAACCGGCCCGACTGGATCGACGGGTTCTACCGGCCCTACCGGTCCTACCGGCGCGACGGGAACTGGCGGTGCGCTTGGTTATTATGGACTGTTTGTCAGCACAGCCAATCAAGCTAATGGCGGCTCCACAACGGCGAATCTGACTGCACTTGATAATACTGCGGTTCGTGCGAGCGGAATTACATGCAGTGCCGGTGTTTTGACGTTTGCGAACGCCGGTAAGTATGAAATGCTTAGTGAGTTGGCGTTTACATGCTCTACGGGCGCAAATCCCACAGTATCTGTGTGGCTTGTGCAGAATGGCGTAAACGTCGCAAATTCTTCTCAGGATTTCCAGATTCTTGGCGGCGCGAACACCGTTCAGATGATGAACTGCGCGTGGATATTCGATATTGGCGCCAGCGATACTGTTTCGGTTTACTGGTCTTGCTCGAATACCAATGTCAGCTTGACATATCAGGGTGCGTTGACAACTCCGACGCGGCCTGCATCGCCAAGTGCGTTGGTTGCAATCAATCAAATTATGTACACGCAGGTCGGCCCGACAGGCCCGACGGGCGCCGCTGGGGCGGGCATTACCTACAAAGGCACTGTTACTACCGCCACGGCTCTTCCCGGTTATCCCAGCAGCTACGGCGGCGCTATCGGCGACGCGTATATTACGCTTGACAACAGCCACCTCTGGGCATGGAACGGCTCGACGTGGGTCGATAATGGTCCCGTTACCACGACGGGACCGACAGGGCCTACGGGACCCACGGGCTCGACTGGCGCGACGGGACCGACAGGCCCTACAGGACCCACGGGCTCGACTGGCGCGACGGGCTCGACTGGTCCGACTGGACCCACGGGCTCGACTGGCGCGACGGGTTCCACTGGTCCGACTGGTCCGACTGGCCCGACTGGCCCGACTGGCCCTACCGGATCGACGGGTTCCACTGGTCCTACGGGTCCTACAGGACCCACGGGCTCGACTGGCGCGACGGGTTCCACTGGTCCTACGGGACCGACTGGGCCTACGGGCTCGACTGGCGCGACGGGTTCCACTGGTCCTACGGGTCCTACGGGTCCGACTGGGCCTACGGGATCAACTGGTGCGACGGGTTCCACTGGTCCTACGGGTCCGACTGGACCCACGGGCTCGACTGGCGCAACGGGGTCGACTGGTCCGACTGGCCCGACCGGCGCAACGCCTGCGATTGGCGGGTCTGATACGCAAGTCCAGTACAATGCGTCCGGCTCGCTCGCGGGCTCCAGCAACTTTGTCTATGACTACACGAACGTGCGCGTCGGTATTGGGACGAGTTCGCCGGGAAATAAACTTGATGTTGCCAGCCCCGGTTCATCGCAAATCCGTGTCAAAGACGGCGTTACTGCAACGGCATATTATGACTTTGGCCGTGATGCCAGTGACGGTTTGTTTGGGTTCAACGGTGCGCAGACCACGTATGTTGGCTACAAGTGGGCCACCAATGGCACCGAACGTATGCGCATCGACAGCAGCGGCAATGTCGGTATTCAGACGACTTCGCCATCGTACCCGCTCACAGTCAAATCAAGCTCCGCATACAATGCAGTTCGTATACTTGAGGGCGGAGGTGTCGCATCAACAATCCAATTCACTAATGATCCCGTTACGGCTGAACGTGCTTCATTTGTCGCCACCTCTACAGGAAACCTGCGTATTTACGGAACATCGACAGTTGAAATTTATACCGCAAGTACTGAACGGATGCGCGTCGATGGCAGTGGCAATGTGCGCGTTGGAACTGCGGCGCTTGCAACAACTGCAACTGACGGCTTCTTATACGTTCCAACTTGCGCTGGCACACCAACCGGTACTCCCACATCAATCACAGGTCTCGCGCCTATCGTCATTAACACAACCAACAACAAGCTCTACTTTTACAGCGGCGGCGCATGGCGCGATGCCGGACCATAACAGAGGCACGTCATGGCAATGACAATCTCATGGATCGTATCGCAAATGGGGCGCCATCCCGAACAGGATGGCCAAGAGAACGTGGTGTTCTTCGTTCAATGGCGCTGCATCGGCGTTGATGGCAATTACGGCGGTAGCGCCCACGGCTTGCAGGGCATCAGTATTGACTTTGGTACACCGTTTACGCCCTACGCTGACCTTACGCAAGATCAGGTTATCGGCTGGGTGAAATCAGCAATGGGCGATGAGCGCGTTGCGCAAATCGAAGCGAGCGTCAACGCCCAGATTGAAGCCCAGAAGAACCCGCCAGCGGTTATAGCGCCACTGCCGTGGTAGTCACAGTTTTCCAAAAAGAGGGTGGAGGGGGAAGCGGGAGATGAAGAGGTCAACATAAAGATGTCTATCCGGGCGTAGAATGTTGTTATGAATGCTCTTGGTCAAAGGCCATTCGTTGCGGTTTCTGATTTGATTGCAGAGATCAAACAGCAAGCAGAAAATCAACTTGCGAAAGTTGGCGACGACATAAGGAGAAAGCATGCCATTTAGTTCTGAGAGGGGGAAGGACATCATCAAGCGCATGGTTGGCCGTGTTCCGCACGCCAAAATGCTTGATGTTGGCTGCGGCTGCGGAACATACGCTCTCATGTTTGACGATGCCGAAATAACTGGCGTCGAGATATGGGAGCCATATATCGAGAAGTACAAGCTTCGCACGCTTTACGACGACGTCATTCTCGCGGATGTGCATGAATGGGAGCCAGATGCCCATTACGATGTCGCTATAGCCGGTGATGTGCTTGAACACATGGCTACGGAAAAGGCCAAGGCGGTTGTAAAGAAGCTTCGCGCTTGCGCCGACACGGTCGTTGTCAGCATTCCGATTGGCTATTACCCGCAGGGTGAATACGACGGCAATCCGCACGAAACGCATATAACCGATGACTGGACGCACGAGAAGTTCGTCGAGGCGTTTGGCATGCCCGACTGGCACAAAATTGACGGCGAGATTGGCGTTTATATTTGGTCGAGACATAAGTTGCGCCCGAAGATCGCCGTCTATGCGATCAGCAAAAACGAAGAGATGTTTGTCGAGCGTTTTTGCGAGGCAGCAAAAGACGCCGATCTGATCTCAATCTCAGACACGGGAAGCACTGATGAGACGGTTGAGAAAGCTCGGAAGTGTGGCGCTGTGGTCAGTCATATATGCATTACTCCTTGGCGGTTCGATCATGCTCGCAATGCTGCTATTGCTCTTCTTCCTCGCGATATTGATATTTGTGTATCACTCGATCTAGACGAGGTTTTGCAGCCCGGCTGGCGCGAAGAAATCGAGCGCGTGTGGGAACCGGGAATGACGACGCGCCTGCGTTATATGTTCGACTGGGGCTGTGGAATTGCCTTCAAGTACGAGAAAATCCACGCCCGTCACGGCTATCACTGGCACCACCCCTGCCACGAGTACCCAGTTCCAGATGGGCGGATCAAGGAAATATGGGCTGATACGGATATGCTTCTGGTCGTTCACAAGCCGGACCCGACCAAGTCGCGCGGCCAGTACCTTGATTTATTGGAGCTATCGGTCAAGGAAGACCCCGACTGCCCCCGCAATTCATTTTATTACGCGCGCGAGCTTTCGTTCCACGGCAGGTGGTGTGACAGCATTGCAGCCTGCGAAAAGTATCTGAAGCTCCCGCGTGCCGATTGGCCAAACGAGCGGTGTTATGCCTATCGCGTCATGGGACGCTGTTATAATGAGTTAGGCGATGCCTTTAATGCGGAGCGCATGTTCCAGATGGCTGCATATGAGGCTCCCAACACACGCGAGCCGTGGTGCGAGTTGGCGATGCTTATGTATCGCCAGCATCGCTGGGAGGAGTGCTTTGCTTTTGCCATGCGCGCCCTGCGGATCAAAGACCGTATGATGGTCTACACCGTTGATCCTGAAGTGTGGGGACACCAACCGCATGATCTTGCGAGCATCTCTGCTTATCACCTTGGTCTGCAAGACGTTTCTATAGAACAAGCCAAGATTGCTCTTGAACTGTCTCCCCAAGACAAGAGGCTCCAGAACAATCTCAAATTCTTGATTGAGGGGCCTCTAAAGGAAAAGGCAGCATGAAGATGGAAGCGCAGTTCATCATCAATGTCCTCGGCGGGATCGTCATGACCGGCCTTGGCTGGATACTGCGCGAATTGTGGAGCGCGGTTAAGAACCTTCGCTCTGATCTCCAACGGATCGAGGTTGCGTTGCCGACAAACTATGTGCAACGCAATGACCTCGACACACGCATGAAGCATATCGAAGACATGTTCCAGCGCATTTACGACAAGCTGGATACGAAGGCGGATAAGCCCTGATGGCCAACGATAAGGTCTCCATTTGGAATCAAACGATCAAGCTGGGGCGCCCCCCGGCCAATGGCGAACTTTTGATTGGCAATGGCGCAGATTTCAATCTTGCCGCTTTGACGGCTGGATCAAACGTCACGATCACTAATACCGCAGGTGGAATATTAATCGCCTCAACAAATCCGGGCGGCACGGTCACTGGAGTGACAGCTACATCGCCCCTTGCCTCCACCGGGGGCACTGCGCCAGACATCTCTTTGAGCGGAACAATTGCCGTTGCCAATGGTGGCACGGGCGCGACGACGCTTACAAGCAACAATGTCATTCTCGGCAATGGTACAAACGCGGTTCAGTTCGTTGCACCGGGTACAAGCGGTAACCTCCTCACAAGTAATGGAACAACTTGGTCCAGTTCGGCTCCGGCTTCGCAGTGGACGCGAGTTTGGAAAACGTCGGATCAAAGCGTTACTAGCAGTACAGGCTTAGTGGACGACAACAGTCTAAGTTTTCCCGTTTCTGCAAACAAAACATATTCTTTTGTAGTTAATGTTGTTCAGTTTTCTGGGGGAGGCGGTAGTTTTTTTGCCGTTAACGGGCCGTCTACTCCAACCTCAATTAGGTTTGGGGCCGATGCGGCTGTTGCTACAACTTCGTATAATACATCTACCACTACTTGGAATCCAAACATTACAGTTTTGTTTCGCGCCAGTGGCGTGATTGTTGTTGGTTCCACTGGTGGTACAGTCGTTTTGCGTTTTGCGCAAAGCGTCTCGAACGCAACTAGCATGACTGTTTACAAAGGCTCTTGGCTCGAGTGGGCGGAGGTTGGATAATTCCCTGCGCCATCATCAATCATATCCTGTACAAAGACGGGAAGCCGGTACCGCAGAAAGACATGCCAAACAAGGGCGGCGTAATCATCGAATGGGACTACTGACATGCGAGCTTCATGAGGAACCATGTTCGATCCAGACAAAATCACTAAAACGATAGGCATCGGCACCGCAGCGATAGCGTTCATTGGTGGCGGATATTCTTTGTCGGACAAGATTGGGTTCTTTAAGAAACCGATACTCGAATGGGCGCCAGAATATTTCTCAATCTCAAACGGCCCCGCAAATAGCGAGTTTCATGTCGTTGTAGCGCGCAAAAAGTATCGCGACGACTGTTCGGTGGAGGACTTCTACCTTGAGGTCCGCGATAGCGGCTACAATGTCCATAAGGCAACCCCATCAATCGCGAAGTTCAGCGGTCCCGCAGGCCCTGATATCGACAAGTTTGCTTACGGCATTACGATTCAACCCTCGGGCGCTATTGCGACGGGGACCGCAACGCTTCTGGCGCATATCAAATACAAATGCCCAGAAGGCGAAACCGTGATAAACTATCCGAAACACAAGAACCTGACGTTCGAAATAACGAAAAGTGGAGCCGGGGAATGAGCCAGCTTTCCGACGATCTTCGCGCCCTCGGGCCTCGTGCCAAGAAAGACCTGATTGATGGTCTTGCGGCGTCCGCGCCGGCTCTCATGGAAAAGTATGAAATCAACACGCCTCTGCGCCAGTGCCATTTCTGGGCTCAGTGGGCGCATGAAAGCGGCGGCTTCCGCTACATGCAGGAAATCTGGGGTCCGACGCCTGCGCAAGCTCGGTATGAAGGCCGCAAAGACCTTGGAAACATTCAGAAGGGCGACGGATTCCGCTTCCGTGGTCGTGGCCTTGCCCAGTTGACCGGGCGAGCCAATTACGCCGAAATGTCTAAAAAGATCGGCGTTGACCTAATTGCCAATCCTGATGAGGCGGCCAAACCCCCCATCGCGCTCCAGATCGCCTGTGAGTACTGGAAATCTCGCAAAATCAATGCTCTGGCTGACAAGGACGATGTTGTCGGAGTAACCAAAAAGATAAATGGAGGCACGAATGGCCTTCAAGACCGCAAGGCGCAGTTGGCTCTGGCTAAGAAAATGTGGGCTGACAATACGCCGGAAGACGCCCCGGTCCAGAAAGAAGAAAAGCCGGAAAAGACCATGCTTCAGAGTAAGCAGGGCAATGGCGCTATCGCAATTGGCGCAATTGGAAGCGTTGGAGCGGTCAAAGAAATCGCCCAACAAGCCCAAGAAGCCACAGACGTTTTTGGGCAAATTACGGGTCTCCTCAAAAATCCCTCATTCTTGATGATGGTTGCGATTGTCGTGATTGGCGGGGCAATTTGGTATTGGCGCAAAAAGAATTTGGAGGAGCATGGCGTATGATCGCTTTCCTTTTGAACCCTCTCGGGCGCTACATCATGATTGGCGGCGTGGTTATTGCCGTCATTTTCGGAGCCTATTACAAGGTCCGTTCTGACGCCATCAGGGAGGCCGCCCAGAAGGCTCAGGAAGACGTTATGCGGAGGACAAAAGATGCGCTGGATCGCGGCAATGCTGTTGACACTCGCCCTGAGCGGCTGCGCGACAATGACGGGCACCGTAGGGACTAACAAGGCGGTTTGTGGAGTTTGGCGGGACGTTTCTTGGTCTAAAAAGGACACTGACAAGACGATTGAGGATGTCAAAATCAATAATGCGCGGCGCGAAGGCTGGTGCCACGACGCTAAATAGATGCTAAAATAAGCGTTCAGGAGCGCAGAAATGACTACGGGCCTCTCTTATGCAGGAACAGTTGCTGGGACGACCAGCTACATCACGCAGATTGCGACGATGGCCGTGGTTGAGGAGACCAATTCCGAATTTTTGAAGATCCTGCCACAAATGATCACTTACGCCGAAAATCGGATGTATCGTGAGCTGGATTTTCTGTTTACTTCGGACACAACGACAAATTACGGGCTGACTGTCGGCAGCAGAACGATATCGGTCCCTGCGGACACATTCCCCAGCGGCACCTTGGTTGTGCCGGAGCAGATCAATTTGATCACGCCGGCGGGTGTTTCGAACCCTAATTTGGGCACTCGCGTGCCGCTTTTGCCGACGACGAAAGAGTTCTTGGACGCCGTTTATGGCGTGTCTACGTCGACCGGACAGCCGATCTACTGGGTGCCGTTTGACGATTACACTTTCCTTGTTGGCCCTTATCCTGACGCGAATTATACGGTTGAGCTTGTTGGAACATACCGCCCTGCAAGCTTGTCGGCGACGAACCCGACCACGTTCATCAGCCTGAATCTGCCAGATGTCTTCATCATGGCCTCGATGATCTATGTTTCGGCGTATCAGCGGAACTTCGGGCGGGCGAATGACGACCCGCAGATGGCCGTGACTTATGAGAGCCAGTATCAAGCACTGCTCAAGGGCGCCGCTGTTGAGGAGGCTAGAAAAAAGTTCGAGGCTTCTGGTTGGTCTTCGCAGTCTGCATCGCAGTTTGCTACGCCAAATAGGTGATCCTAAATGCCGCACGCCGCACTCAAACTTATCCCCGGCGTCGACCAAAACCGCACGCTTGCGCTCAATGAGGCTGCTCTTTCTACAAGCAATCTCATTCGGTTTGTCCCTGATCGTCAGAACGTTGGGTTGCCACAAAAACTTGGCGGGTGGACAAAGTTTTATAACAGCAGCGTTAACTCAATTATTCGAGCCCTGTGGGCATGGGAGGACACAAACGGTCGTTCGTGGCTTGGCGTGGGCGCTGAACAGTCTCTTGATGTTATATTAACCGGCGCTCTTCAGAACATCACGCCTCAGACAACGACCGTAAATATTGCAGTATCTTTTGCGACAACGCTTGGCAACTCTACAGTTACAATTAACGCGACGGGCAGCGGGCTTGATGCATACGATGTTGTAGATATCCGCACGCAAGTTTCAATTGGCGGTTTGATCCTGTTTGGACAATATCAGGTAATTCCGGCAACGGCTAATCAATTCCAGATTCAAGCAGTCGATGTTCTTGGCAGCCCTGTCTATGCAACATCAACAGTAGTTGCCCCCGGCGGTGCTGTTCCGCTCTTCAGCGTAACATCTGGAAGCGCGTCTATACAAGTTACCCTGAATAATCACGGTCTTCAGGCAGGTGATACATTCCCTGTTCTTGTTTCAACGACTGTCGGCGGAATTGCAATATCAGGGGGCTATACTGTTCTATCTTCGCCAGCACCTACAACCAACACATTTTACATTACAGGCCAGAATACGGCCTCCTCAACGACAAGCGGCAGCGAAAACTCTGGCAACGTCCAGATGATCTACTACAACGGTATTGGCCCTGTGGCAGCCAATAGCGGCTATGGCGTTGGCGGATACGGCACTGGTGGTTATGGGTCTGGCGTGGTTTCCCCATCCGGCTCCGGAACACCTATTACGGCAACAGACTGGACGCTCGATAACTGGGGCGAAATATTCGTTTCGTGCCCACTTAACGGGCCAATTTACACTTGGTCTCCGTCCGACAATTCACCCATCGCCGCGGTTATTGCGAATGCTCCTGTTGCTAACAGCGGAATGGTTGTTGCGATGCCCCAGCGCCAGATTGTTGCGTGGGGGTCTACTTTTAACGGCATTCAAGATCTTCTGCTTATCCGCTGGTGCGATGTCGATGATTATACGACATGGGCCGCGCAGGTTACTAACCAAGCCGGATCGTTCCGCATTCCAAAAGGATCAAAGATTGTCCAATGCATCCAAGGTCCGCAGCAGACTTTGGTTTGGACTGATCTTGGTCTTTGGGCCATGCAATATGTCGGCCCCCCGTACGTTTACCAGTTCAACGAGGTCGGCACTGGTTGCGGACTGATTGGGCGAAAGGCCGCCGCATCTATGGGCGGCGGGGTTTACTGGATGGGCCAGAGCCAGTTTTTCAGACTGTCAGGCGCGGGTGTTGAACCTATTCGATGCCCTATATGGGACGTGATATTTCAAGATCTTGATACCAGCAATCTTGATAAGATTCGGATTGCTCCAAACTCAAACTTTGGTGAGATTTCTTGGTATTATCCGACGAAGAGCAACGGTGGCGAGGTCAGCCATTACGTCAAATATAACGTAATTCTTGATCAGTGGGATTTTGGCGCTCTTGGTCGCACCGCGTGGATAAACCAGAGCGTCCTTGGCCCGCCGATTGGCGCTGGAACAAACTATTACATTTACCAGCACGAAACCTCGACGGACGCTGATGGTCAGGCGATGGATTCGTATTTCCAGACTGGCTATTTCGCCATGACTGAGGCCGACATTAAGATATTCGTCGACCAGATATGGCCCGACATGAAATGGGGTTATTACGCCGGCGCTCAAAACGCGCAGGTGCAGATTACTTTCTATGTCGCGGATTATGCCGGTCAGACGCCGGTCACTTATGGGCCCTACACAATGACACAAGCAACGACATATATCACGCCGCGTTTTCGTGGAAGGCTCACGTCCATCAAGATTGAGAGCAATGATATCGGCTCTTGGTGGCGCATCGGGAATATCAGATACAGGCTTCAAACTGACGGAAAATTCTGATGCCAGCAAGTCTTGATGACATTCTGACCGCTCAAAAGAACGGCGTCATCGCGCTTAACAACATTCAGCAGGCGCTTGCGTCTGAAGTTGCGACCGTCACAACCGCCGTTGCAACGGCGTCGACTTTTGTCCTTGCTGGCAAGGGCAGGCTCCTGCGGTTCTCTGTCCTTGTGGCTGGAACGACAGTCGGGTTTGTCTATAACAGCGCCACGCCGACTGGTGGTGCGGCGTCGAATGCGCTCGTGGCTTGCCCGAATACGATCGGCATCTATGAGGCTGGGGTGGTGTTCGATTCGGGTCTTGTGATTGCGCCCGGCACCGGTCAGTCGGTCAGCATCACTTATCTTTTGGGGTGATCCATGCCGCTAAAAAAGGGAAAATCTCAGAAAACGGTCAGTTTCAATATTTCGGAACTTATTCACAGTGGCCGACCCCAGAAGCAAGCAATTGCGATCGCGCTTTCTACGGCTCGCAAGAAACGAGCGACGGGCGGTCCCTCTCCCGTGGAAGAGCCAACGCCTGCGCCAAATCAGGGCACGAATGTCCACACGGGGCCAATTCACAGTCAAGTCGCCGGGCGCACTGATCATCTCAACATGCACGTCCCCGGCGGCTCCTACGTCATTCCTGCCGACATTGTTTCGGCTCTTGGCGAGGGGAACACGATGGCTGGATTCAGGGCCGTCAAGATGATGTTCGACAAGGCCAAGGGGATGGCAGCCGGGGGCGGCGCGCCTTCTGGCGAGCCCATCCCGATCATTGCTGCCGGCGGGGAATACGTGCTTTCGCCGGAGGAAGTGACGTGGGCTGGGGGCGGGGACATGGATATGGGACACCGCGCTTTAGATGAGTGGGTGAAGGACACTCGGGCTGAGTTAATTAGCACGCTGAAAAAGCTTCCCGGTCCAAAGAAAAATTAATTGGGTCTAAGGAGGGCCTATGTCTGAGCAGGAACTGAAAGTTTGGGTTGGCAGGCCGGAGGATGTCGACGACATCATGGAGCTTGCGATGGCGGCGTGCGAGGAGAACGGCTTTGTGCAGCCAAACCCCATAAAACTTTTGAACGAGATTTGGCCTGCGCTGAATCGAGACAAGGGTATCGTGGGGATTGTCGGCGTGCCCGGAGAAAAGCCTCACGGGGCCATCCTTTTACGGGTAGGCGAGATATGGTATAGTAACGAGCCTATTCTTGAAGAGAAGGCGGTCTTTATTAGCCCAGACTACCGTGCCGCGAAGGGGGGTCGTGCGCGGAAGCTTTGCGAGTTCGGCAAGAAGGTTGCGGATGAGCTTGGCACGCCCCTTACCATCGGTGTCCTGTCCAACCATCGGACAGAAGGAAAAATTCGCATGTACCAGCGGATTTTTGGCGAGCCTTCTGGCGCATATTTTCTTTATGGATCTCGGACTGGCGCTTGTAAACAGGCTGCGGAGTAACTGACTATGGGCGGAAAAACAGCTACCACTACGCAAGCGGTGCAGATTCCGCCCGAAGTATTGGCGCGATACAACGCGGTCAACGCGCAGGCTCAAGCTGCGGCGGCGCAGCCTTTCCAAGCATATGGCGGCCAATTTGTTGCGCCTCTAACAGCCACGCAACAGGCGGGCATTGCGGCAACTTACGGGGCGGCAGGGGCCGCGGAGCCTTATTATCAAGCGGCGGCGGGGCTGACGGCCGCCGGCGCGGGGCCTGTTATGCCCGAAGAGTTGCAGACGCAGCGATACATGAATCCGTTCACGCAGAATGTCGTTGAGGCAACGCAGCGTGCGCTGCAACAACAGCAAGGCCAACAGCGTTCACAGCAGCAGGCTGAAGCAATCAGGGGTGGCGCATACGGCGGCGATCGATCCGGCATTCAGCGCGCGGTCCTTCAGGGACAGCAAGGACTGGCGACGGCACAGGCTATTTCGCCCCTGTACCAGCAGGGCTATTCTCAGGCGCTGCAAACGGCGCAACAGCAGCAAGGGGTGGGACTACAGGCGCAACAGGCTAACCTACAGCGTGCGCTGGCCGCAGGGCAACAGTTTGGCGCACTTGGCACGGGGGCGCAACAGGCGGGCCTTGCTGGGGCTCAGGCGCTTCTGGGAGCAGGCACGCTTCAGCAACAAACGCAGCAGGCCGACCTCACGGCGCGCTATCAGCAGTTCCTGCAAGAGCGCGGTTATCCGTTCCAAGTCGCCCAATTCCTTGCGAACATCGCGATGGGCACTGGAGCCTTGTCCGGTTCTACGACCACGACGCAGCAGGCTGCGCCGTTCTTTTCTGACGAGCGCGAGAAGACCAATATTAAGAAATTGGGTAAGGGTCTTTACGCATACGATTACAAGGACGACGTCGAGGCTGCTCGGCGCGAAGGCAGGCCAATGCCGCCAAAGCGTGTCGGGCCGATGGCGCAAGACATTGAGAAGAAAAAGCCGGGTCTTGTTATCGACATCAATGACTACAAGGTTGTGGACCCCTCGCGCGACAGCATGGGCGGCGCGGTCATGGAACCCGGTGCTTACGAGCGCGGGGGCTATGCGGTAGGTGGCCTTGCGCCGGAAGATTTGCGTTCTATCATCCAGGCGCAAGCGCAGTTCCTTGGCCCCTACGGCGGTCAGGGGGGCCCTTATGGCGGACAGAAGCAGGGGCAGCCGGGATTTGTCCCTCAAGCGTCTCTCCCTGTCGCTAAACTTGTTACTGCAGGGGCTGTTCCGCAACAAAGCCCTTCTGGATTTCAGCAAATTATGCGAGGCGCTGAACAAACGCAGGGGCTTGGAGAGACTCTTATTGGCGACAAAGGATTGTTCGCTGAGAAAGGGCTTGCTGGAAAGGCCATATCTGGCGTGGAAAGTCTTGGTCGAAAACTTGGTCTTGGATCAGCTTCTCCCGCCGCTGCACCCCTCCCCGCTCAAGTTCCTGAAACTGACAAATCAAAAGATACTTCAAGCCAACAAGATATTACTAAGAATGCCCGAGGCGGCTTAATCCCGCATCATTACGCTGACGGCGGCATGCCCTACGGCGGCGATCCAATGTTGGCCGACGTCCTGCAAGAAGGCAAAAACGAAATTCGCCAGCTTCCCACGCCCGGCCAAGCGCCGGGAGCGCCAAAGGGCCTTGGGTCGGAAATCATGGACGCCGCCAAACTTGGATCGAGCCTCTATGGCCTCGGCAGCACGGCTGCGTCCGGCCTTAGCAGTCTTTCCAAGTTCCTGCCTATGCTGCTTTTGAAAGACGGAGGGCTTGTTCCAAGAACAGGATTCCAAGAAGGCGGCAGTGAAACAGGAATGCCGTCAGATGACGAGCTTGCAATCCGCACTATGCTTTCTGAAGCTGGTCGTGGGCGCAGGGGAGAAATCAACCCTCAAGAGGCTCTTGGTATTGGCGCTGTTATTGTGAACAGGGCTAAATCTCGTGGGCTCTCTCCGGGAGACGTTGTGCTTCAGAGAGGACAGTTTGAACCTTGGGCGCGTCCGGGTGGCGATAATGACCCCATGAAATGGGATACATCTAGCCCCGCATATCGGCAAATGGCTGAGTATTGGGCGAGGGCAAAAGCCGGAGAAGATCCTACGGGGGGCGCAACTCATTTTTATGGTCCAGCGTCTCAGGCTGCGCTTGGCAGGGCGGCTCCGAGCTGGGCTAGTGCTCCGGGTCTGCAATTTGGCGCAACAAGTTTCCATCGTGGTGAAGACATTCCGGACGGACAACCGCGTCAAACCCCAATGCTCTATAACGCTGTTCCGGCGCAAAGAGGCCAGCCTGAAGAAGGCGGTCTTGGCGCTGTTCCGGCGCAAAGAGGCCAGCCTGAAGAAGGCGGTCTTGGCGCTGTTGCCCGAGCAATCTTGCCAACTACGAGAAGTGCGACCGGCGAAGAAAACATCAATTGGAAACAGACTTTGATCCCGATTCTAAGCGGATTGGGAGCGATGGCTTCGTCGCCCAGTCGCTATCTTGGATCAGCTATTCTTCAGGGTATTGGCAAGGGCGCTGAGTCTTATGCAAACCTTGAGAAGCAGCAGGCGGATATTGCTCAGACGCAAGAACTGACCAGAACCCAGCAGGGTGAAACAGCTCGCAGGTGGCTGAATGCAGCCAAAGAGGCAATGTACAAAGGGGCGGACGGTGAAGCTTATGTACTCACGGCTAAAGGTCCTGTCAGGCTCAATGTTTATAATCTTGATCCAGCAAGATATGGTGAACCTCTAGCTGGCGCGCAAGCTCGGCGGGCTATTGAACAAATTCCCGGCGCAACTCCAATCACCCCGGATGTTTTTGGCCCATATAAGCCGAAAATTGAACCTCCGGGCGCGCCTACTTCTCAGCAACCTTCAGAAGGGCAGCCCCCTGCGGGAGCGCCTTCTACTGGTGCCCCTGCTCCGGGTCAACCGATCACTCCCATTCATGTTTCGGCAGAAAACCCAAGAATTATTCCGGGCAGGCCAAATCCATATACGCTTCTTGGAAATAGTTCCAAAAACTATCTATCAAATGACACAAATGCATTTGTCTTGAACCCAAGTGCGATGGCGTCTCAAAAAACGATTTCCGATGATGTGGAAAGGAAGATTATTTCTGCAGGTGTTGCATCTACGGATGTAAACGCGCAGTTAAACCAGTTGGCAACAAAGATACTATCTCTTCCTGAATCTGGATTATCTGCTCCGGGCCCAACCAACCCAGCTGGCGTTGCAATACAAACATACGCCAATGAAGTTATGAAAATATTTAATATTCCAAAAGATTTTTGGCTAAATCCTCAAGATGTTGGGACTAATGAGGCCGCACGAAAGATATCTGGGGCGCTTCAAATGGCTCGCGGATCCCAATCCGTAGAAGCACTTAAAACCGCCCTTTCTGTTATCCCTCACGCAAGTATGACAAGGGATGGTATTGTTCAGGTTCTTGCCAGTTCAAAGGCTGATGTGCAGCGCGACATTGACCGGGCTAGGTATTTGAGAGACTATATACAGGAAGCAAGAAATAGGATGCCGACAAATCCAAATTACTATTTGGCTCAAAATGCCGAACGGGCTTTTGTGGATGATAATCCAAGCAGTCAATATTCTATTGATCAGAAAAAGATGGAAGCTCTTATGCGCACAATTAACCCGCGCACTGGAAAACCAATATGGTTGGATTATTACGGGCCGAATAAGGTTCCATCCTATTATAGCGACAGAGCTGTTGGTAGGGTTGGCTTCCGTCGGTATATCGAAAATCAGTAGGAGGAGTTAATGGCAAATCCCCAAACTCCTTCCGGTTCGATTGAGAGAGAAGAAGAGTATTTAAAATCTCTTCCTTCTCTCAGCTATGGGACTTCCTCGCCTCCATCAGCGGCGCAGCCCATGCATCAAGCTGAAGAGGATTATTTTAAAAATCTTCCTAGTCTTGAATCAACTCCTGTACCACCGCCAAGCCCGGCTGCGCCACAAGTTCCATTTGGCGAAGATATCAAACGCGCTGCTCAGGCTGGAGCTGCTCGCGGGGCATTGAGTCTTGTTGGCCTTCCGGGCGATATCGAGAGTCTTGGTCGCCTTGGCCTTAGAAAACTTGGATATGATGTCGCTGCCGAATCAGCCCTGCCAACGGGGGCGCAGGTTATTTCTGGAGCTGAAAGAGCTTTCCCTTCAATCCAAGAAACAACGCAGTATAAACCTCAAGGTGAATTGGCAAAATATATAAAAAGTGGAGCAGAGTTCTTGCCTGCAGCTGTCATACCCGGAGGCGCACTCGGTCTTGGCGCGCGCGCAGCTGGAGCTGTGGGCGCGGGGTTGGCTTCACGAGGCGTAGAACAATTTCTAGAAAAGACGCCCCTTGAAGGAACAGGTTATCAAACCGCAGGGCAGCTTGGTGCGGCCCTTGCGGGAGGCATGGCTGGCTCCGGTCTTTATGGAAAAGTTGCTGGTGCCGGCAAATCTTTATTGTCTCCCTCTACCGCTGCATCTGAGCGGCTTGGCCAAACAATGTCTCGGGATGTGACCGCAGCAACGGCACGAGGTCAAATTCCAGCGGCAATCGAAGAAGGTTTGCCGCCCGCTGCTCTTGCCGGAACGCAGACACAGCGATTGATAAGAGAAGCATCTGGTCGGGCAGGCGAGGCGACTCAAGGCGCTTTCAATCAAGCAATACAGGATTTTCGGTCTCAAGCTGTTCCGAAATTACAATCTCATATTGATGAGATTGTTGGCCGTGGAACTCCGGTAAACGCATTGGCTGAAATGGATGCTCTTGCCAGCCGCGTAAGAGAGGTCAACAATAGAAATTATACCCGAGTAATGGCTCTCCCAGAGGCGCAGGTTATATCGCCCGCCGCCATAACTTCTGCTGAGACAAGGCTCCGCACTATGTTTGGCGATCAGTTCGTCAATGACATTGGCCGTAGCATGATTGCACGCGGAGAAAGCCCCTCTTCCGTTGGCCTTATACAGACTGGTCGCAATTTCAAGATTGCTCCAACTGGTGCAAGTCTGAAATTTTGGGACGAAGCAAAACAGTATGTCGATGACAGCATCAATAAGCTTTATGATCCTGTAACAAAAGCACCGAAGCCCGGAACTGGCAGTGAAATAAGCACTCTTCAGGCACTGAAGAAATCAATCACAGATCCTCTTGATAAAATTGTAACGGAATATCCCAAAATTCGCTTTGAAGGCGCTGAATTGTACGGTGCTCGCAATGCTATGGATGCGGGTTATAGATACTTTGGCGACAAGGCATCAAAAAGCCTAAATTTGAAACAGAATCTTGCTTCTAATAAACTTACGCCAGAGCAAAGAGCGGATTTCGCATACGGATATGCCGGAGCATATCGAGATATGCTCGACAAGAATCCTTCTGCGGCGCTTGGTCTTTTTACAGGAAAAAATTCGCCTCTTGAAATACGGAAAGCGCAATTCGCCCTTGGCAATGAAATGGCAAATCAGATGATTGCCAGAGCGAATGCACAATTCCTGAATAGCAAAGTCAAAGAACTCGCCGGGGCGCCATCTCCCAGTGGATATTGGGGAGCAGCGGCGGCTGGTGGTATTGGTGCTGAAGTTCTCGCGACAATTGCTCGCGGCGGTGAATTTGCATTGCAGAACGCATTGGCCTTCAACGTCAGTCCATCAATGATTGCGGGCGCCCTATTGGCGTCAACGGCCAAGGGAATATACACGGCGAGAGAGCGTCGAATAGCTGAAGAAATTATTCGACAGGCGGCGGATCCAAACTCTTGGTCGCGCCTTGGCGGATTGATGGCAAAAAATCAAGACGCTCGTTCTTTCATGAACAAGCTCATTACAACTTCTCGCAGAACAGCGCCTGTTGCTGTAACTGAACCGCAGCAATCTGCCGAAGAACGTCCCAAGCGCGCCTCTGGCGGCGCGGTAAACTTGAAGGCTTTGGCCAACGCGGCGCGCAAGGCTGTGACCAAAAGCACCGAGGATCTTCTCAAGACGCCGGACGAGCACGTCGTGAAGGCGCTTGAAATCGCAAATCGTCACATTTGAGGGCTTGGAAATGACTTCCTCGTACACCACGAATAAGATTATTGAAAAGCCCGGATACAATGATTACGCGAGCAACCCGACGGGATGGTCTGGTCCGATCAACTCGGACTGGGACATTATTGACAAGGGTTTTGGCGGCGTCTTGTCAAAGAATGCCACAGGCTCTGTTGGAACGGTCAACCTGACGAGCACGGAAACGCAGAACCTGATCTTCAACATTACCGGCGGGATGACCGGGAATGCGATCTACACGCTCCCGACCAATAGCGCAGCCACCGGCATCGTTGGCGGACAGTGGATCGTCTATAACAACACGACCGGCAATTATACCGTTACCGTCTCGCCAGTCTCCGGCGGCGGGTCTTCGGTAATCTGTCGTCAGGGCATTCGTACCTGCATCTATTCTGACGGGACAAACATCGCATTGGCGGATGACCGCGCCTCGCCGGGTGGCTCGAATACTCAGCTCCAATACAACAATGCAGGCGCCCTTGGCGGTTCATCGAAGATGACCTTCGACGGGACCACGACCACGCTCGACACGCTCGTCGTGACAAACGCCGCTGCGGTAGGGGGAGCAATTACTGGTTCGAGCACAATTACAGACTTTATAGGTAACGTCAGAACCATTCCCGCAAACGCAAAGACAACGGCCTACGTTCTTCTTTCGTCGGACGCCGGCAAATTCATCAGCATTACGACGGGCGGCGTAACGCTCAATACCAGCACATTCACCACTGGTCAGAACGTCACAATTTATAATAACAGCGGCAGCGGGCAAACAATCACACAAGGCGCTGGCGTTACGCTTCGACAGGTTGGAACAGCATCAACGGGCAATCGAACTCTTGCTCAGTATGGCCTTGCGACGATCTTGTGCGTCGGCACGGAAACCTATGTCATTACGGGCGGGGGTCTGACCTAATGTCCATCTACAACCTGCTCTGCGGGATTGGCGCAATTCAGGCTTCTCCCGGAACGCTGGTCAACACACAAGAGTTTACTGCGACTGGGTCTGGGGCATGGACCAAGCCCGGAAATGCTTCGTATGCCATCATTGAGATATGGGCCGGAGGAGGTTCCGGGGGCATGGCATACAATGCATATAGTTATTCGCAAGGGGGGCAAGGCGGCGCATACGTTCGTTATCAGGCAAATATGTCTGATATGAATGCAACCGAAAATCTATTCATCGCTGCCGGGGGCGCTGCCGTACAAAGCAATGGCTACTCGGGTCTCCCCGGTGGTTTTTCTTGGTTTGGTGAAGCCGTGTGGGCCAAGGGCGGATATGGAGGTCGCGGCCAATTTACGGCAGCGACAGCCGCCGCGAGTTACACGCCCACAGTCTCGCGTCCGTGGACATTGTTATCAAGTGAGGCAGGCGCAGATGGCGGTTATGGCGCCGCTGGTTCAAATGCAACATACGCCGGCGGTGGTGGCGGTGGCGCGTATAATTATGCGGGTTCCCCCTTCTTCGCTGGGGGGACGTCAACATATGGCGGCGCCGGCGGCGGAGGACCAGCAAACGTATATGCAAATGGCACGTCAGGCACACAGCCCGGCGGCGGTGGCGGCGCGGCAATCCATGTTGCCTTCTCTGGCGCTGGCGCCAACGGCAAAATTATCGTCAAGAGTTATGCGTAGGCAAAACGTAACACATAGCCGCGTGCTCTTCGCAATATGAGCGGTAACGCATGTTTTTGCCACAGTAGAGCGCGCCCCGTCGTTGATCTTTCCCGACAATGTAGCGGCAGGATTTTGGCGTCAATTGCATGATGTCGATATTTGTTTTAGCGGGCCCAAAGTTAAAAACGAATTGCTGAATGGGATCAAACGTCACGTCTATGACTGTTCTTTTCGCTTCTCTGCGTTCCCCCCATTTGCGATTCTCCCGTCTGCGCTTCTCCCGTCTGCTTTCCGCTTTGACTTGAATTTTTTTTACGCGTTGAGGTTTCTCAGTTAGTCCGCGAAGGAATACGCCTGCCTTACGGAGGCGCGATATTTTGCCCATGATTGCGCTTCGAGTGACATGGAACTCGCGAGCAATTTCCCCAGCGCTCTTTTTATCGTTCCAGAGTTCAATTATGCGGTTGACTGTTTCATCGTCCCTAGTCATAATAATCTCTCCTAGTCGTTTCACCTTGTTACGACGGGAAACCCTGAAAACTCAACTCGCCTCGCTTGCCTTCATGGCGGCGAGGCGCTTTTGGTATTTTCTTACGCCATGCAGGCATGTTGTATGATCCCGTCCGCCTAAGATCATTCCAATGCGCGGGAAAGACATGCCTAGCTGGCGTAGCTCCCACATTATTTCATGACGGATTCCAACAAGCCGCCGCTCGCGGCTCGCGCTGATGATTACGCTTACCGGCAAGTTGTATTTCTTCGCTATTTCAGAAACCTTTGATTTGCCGGGCAGAAAAAGTGACGCAAACGTCTGATCAACAGATTGACGCATTTTTCTATACGCTTGTTCTTCAAGTTCTTCACGTGTTGGGGCGTCTATGATATGCGCATCCTTTTTTTGATCTTCTATCTTTTCTTGATGCGTTGAACTGGTAATGCGTTGACGAACCATTTTGTAATGATTCTTAAATTCTTCGATTGTCTGCATCTGAGTTCCCCCGCCAACGATTGATTTTCTCTTTGTGCTCTAGCCACAGATCGATGAGCACGACCACGCTAATGACCAAACCAGTGACCGCTGCGAATGCCCCGCACAGGCAGATAATAGCTATGAGGAAACCCGCCACGAAATCACCTCATAGCTAAACGGACATAATCCCGCTTGTATGTCTCAGAGCGTCGAGCAAGGCGACGGTTCCAGCCGCCTACCCCTGCAACATGACACGCCGCCATCTGCGCGTGGGTTTTGACGCCGGAGCGGATGCACGCGGCCATATGCGCAACGCCAACGCGCGCGCCATAATCGCACTCATTGAGCCTCTTGGGGTCGTATCCCAGCGCACGAGCAGACGAGGGTAGCACTTGGAGTACGCCTCTCGCATG